TCAGACGATCACGCCCTGGCTGCGCAGGTAGTCGTCGTAGCTGCCGCTGAAGTCGGTCACGCCGTTCTCGCCCAGCTCGATGATGCGGGTAGCCAGCGAGGAAACGAATTCGCGGTCGTGGCTGACAAAGATCAGCGTGCCCGGATAGTTGTCCAGCGCCAGGTTCAGCGCCTCGATGGACTCCATGTCCAGGTGGTTGGTCGGCTCGTCCATCACCAGCACGTTGGGACGCTTGAGGATCAGCCGGCCGAACAGCATGCGGCCCTGCTCGCCGCCGGAGATCACTTTCACCGACTTCTTGATCTCGTCGTTGGAGAACAGCATGCGGCCGAGGGTGCCGCGCACCAGTTGTTCGCCGCCCTGAGTCCACTGGGCCATCCAGTCGAACAGGCTCATGTCGTCGGCGAAGTCGTCGGCATGGTCCTGGGCGAAATAGCCGACGTCGGCGCTGTCGGTCCATTTCACCTCGCCGCCATCCACCGGCAGGTCGCCGACCAGGCAGCGCAACAGGGTGGTCTTGCCGATGCCGTTGGGGCCGATGATGGCGACGCGCTCGCCGGCCTCGACCTGCAGGCTCAGGCCTTTGAACAGCGGCTTGCCGTCATAGCCCTTGCTGATGTTTTCCACGGTCACCGCCTGGCGGTGCAGCTTCTTGTATTGCTCGAAGCGGATGAACGGGCTGACCCGGCTGGACGGCTTGACCTCTTCCAGCTGGATCTTGTCGATCTGCCGGGCGCGGCTGGTGGCCTGCTTGGCCTTGGAGGCGTTGGCCGAGAAGCGGCTGACGAAGGATTGCAGCTCGGCGATCTGCGCCTTCTTCTTGGCGTTGTCCGACAGCAGGCGCTCGCGGGCCTGTTCGGCGGCGGTCATGTACTCGTCGTAGTTGCCCGGGAACAGGCGCAGCTCGCCGTAGTCCAGGTCGGCCATGTGGGTGCAGACGCTGTTCAGGAAGTGGCGATCGTGGGAAATGATGATCATGGTGCTGTTGCGCGCGGTGAGCACGCCTTCCAGCCAGCGGATGGTGTTGATGTCCAGGTGGTTGGTCGGTTCGTCGAGCAGCAGCACGTCCGGGTCCGAGAACAGCGCCTGGGCCAGCAGCACGCGCAGCTTCCAGCCGGGGGCGACGGCGCTCATCGGGCCGAAGTGCTGCTCCAGCGGGATGCCCAGGCCGAGCAGCAGCTCGCCGGCGCGGGACTCGGCGGTGTAGCCGTCGAACTCGGCGAACTGGACTTCCAGCTCGGCCACCGCCATGCCATCTGCCTCGCTCATTTCCGGCAGCGAGTAGATGCGGTCGCGCTCGGCCTTCACCGCCCAGAGTTCCTCGTGGCCCATGATCACCGTATCGATGACGCTGAAGTCCTCGTAGGCGAACTGGTCCTGGCGCAGCTTGCCCAGGCGCACGTTGGGTTCCAGCATGACCTGGCCGGCGCTCGGCTCCAGGTCGTTGCCGAGGATCTTCATGAAGGTCGACTTGCCGCAACCGTTGGCGCCGATCAGGCCGTAGCGGTTGCCGTTGCCGAACTTGACGGAAACGTTCTCGAACAGCGGCTTGGCGCCGAACTGCATGGTGATGTTAGCTGTAGATATCAAGGCATTGTCCTGCGGGGCTTTGCGGGATGGTTACGCGCCTTCCTCTGCTTCCTGTACCAATTCCGTACCAGTTTTAACCCTGGTCTGTAGCTTCTCCAGCTCGCTCCAATCCGAGGCGGAGTTCAGCCACTTGGCATAGGTCGATAGCAGCATCTGCACGCTGTGGCCTAGCTGCCCAGCGATAAACGCAGGGTTCATGCCGGCCATCAGGCACATGGTCGCGTATGTGTGGCGGGTGTCGTACTGCCGGCGCCTTCGGATGGATAGAGCATCCAGCGCGGCGTGGAAGTGCTTTATGGTAACACTTGGCTCCTTGATCCACAGCCCGCCCTTGCTCGGGGGGAACACGAATGGGCTTACTGCGAACTCGGAGACGGAGGCGAAGCGCTTCAGCCGAGCAATCCGCTTTGCCTCTGCCAGGGCATTCAAGGCGCGCTCATTGAGCAGCACGTCGCGCTCATGCTTGGTCTTTACGCGCTCTTCGATTCCGCGATCTATGACGATCCGGCACACATGGATGCGCCGGGCCTCTTCGTCTACCTCGTCCCATCTGAGGGCGAAAGCTTCCCCAGGCCGCAACCCTGTGAAGAACAGAAACTCGTACAGCGCGGCGTAGATCCTTGAGTACTTCCCAAGGGTCGCGTAAAGGTGCTGGATGATGCGCTCTGCCTCGTCCCGGGTGAATGGATCCACCAGTTTCTTAGACACCCGGGGCTTCTCAAGAGGCGCCATCGGGTTCTTCTTGATCAGCCCGTCCTTCACTGCGGAATCTAGGATCGTCGACAGCTTGAACATCGCGTTCCGCTTCACGCCTGGCGAAGTCCACTCAATGCTGCTGATGATTCGGCGCAAGAGGGTAGGGGTGATCTGGTCAAGCCGGGCTACTGCAAGATGTGGCATCCAGTATTGGTTAAGGATGCTCTTGTAGTTCTTTCGGGTGCCAAGCACGATCTCTCGGCTGTCTAGCCAGAGTTGCGCATGCTCACCGAACAGAGGGATTTGGCTGCTGACCGATTCCGCAATCGCAGACCCTGGGAAGAACTCTGCATACTTGGCTTCGTCCATGATGCCAAGCTTGATGGCCTGGACTACCTGATCTCTAAGACCGGATGCAGCCTTAATCCCTTTTTGCGTCGCGGGATAGGGGAGTGTTTCGCACTTCCTTGTTCCGTTCCACATGAAGCGGATACGGATAGAGTTGCCGATGACTTCCACCCCGGTGGGCATACCCAAAGGCTTTCGAGCCATTCGTCGTATCTCCGTCGACTGTAGATTATCTTCCCGTTGACCTTGTTCCAGACGCCTTCCGGGATCTGCCGTTTTGATCTACGGGTTTGCAGGGCGCGGTAGGTTATCCCAAGCAGTGCCGCCATCACCTGCTCGGGCACCTTGTCTTCGTACTCGACTTTCTCTGCGGTACTCATAGGCAATACCTCTCCACCCCAGCTATTGCCGGGGAGGGCATGATGGTAGGATTTGGAGCCCAGCCGGGTTAGCTCAGGGAGAGCTAGTGGCGCCCGGCTGGGTTATTGACTTGCCGATCTCGGCTGCGGCGCGGACGATGGCTAGTCGAATGCACGTGTCCTGATAGAAGACATCGTTTTCAGCAGTTCTAAACATGACTGTCGGATTGCTCTTTGGGCTATGGATCTCCAGATTAAGCAGAACTGCCAGCCGCAGCGCGTCGCCGTCGTCGGTAAGCGGGTTCCAGGCGAAGCGAGTACCCGTTTCGTCACTGACATCGATCCCATCATCGCCCAGGAAGAATCCGTACCCGGTAAAACCAGCCGCCCGCGCCGCCAGTTCGAGTAGTGTGCGGTCGTTCATTGCTTGGCTCCTTCTATGGCTGCGTCGATTGCGGTGGTCACCCCGTGCATGGTGTCGTTGTGGTCATGCCAACTGACTGCTTCGGTATCTCCATTCGGCTCAGGCCCTACGTACCATGCTGATGCAATCAGCCACCGATACCGCGCAGCATCCTTGCGCAGCGCCTCATAGTCTTCAGCGAAGAACGGCAGTAGCGTTTCGTGTCGTAGTGGTACTCCATTGGCCGCATCGGAAGCGTTGTCCAGTACATTCTCCGGTGCGTCCAGGGCGCCGAGCACTTGATATGCTTCGGCAGAGAACTTGCGCAGCGCATCGTTCTCTGCCTTGAGCCTGTCGATCTCGTCCAGCAGGGCGAGGACGGTCTTGGGGTTGGCGGATGCGATGTATTTCAAATTCTCTGCGGGCGCTACTATGTCAGGCCAGCCATCATGCGGGTGCGTGCATGGACGAAGTACATCTCCATCACCGCTGTCGGTTCCGATGCGGCGCCAACTGCACCCGGTTTGAACACGCCACGGTCCAGGCGTTGCCGCCTTAGCCAGCCTCCGCAGCTCTGCGTGGTCGGTCATGGCTTTTTCTCCAAGTTCTTATGAATCAGCCATTGGAGGAAGCTGCCCAAAATGCAAAGCACAAGCAGCACAGGGCCAAGGCCAACGATGTACCCGAGCACGGCGCCAAGCCTCATCTCTAGGACGAAGATGAACCATTGGCTGATGGCAATGCCAATGGATGTCCCAAGCACGCAATATGCGAGCATCTTCAAAAATGTCTTCATGGCTTCACCTCGATTCCGGCTTGCTGGAGGGCTTCGGTCACGCGCTCAAGGCAGTCGTTGAAGCCGGCAGATCTTGGGTTCTCATCGTCTCCGGTCGAGTTCAAAGGATCGCGACGCTCCGGCAACTCCACCCTCAGAGCCGCTCGGCTGGCTTGCCAGGCTTGCCACATCGACGTGTAGCGCGCAGCGACTCCGGCAAGAGCCACGTATTCGTGAACATTATTGGTCTGCACTGGGAAGTAATCGGTGTTACGCCACGCGATGCCTTCGGGAATCGGGAAGCGGTCTTCAAATTCCTGTCTCATTGCTTGCTCCATCTGCTCAACTCCTGTCCTTTCAGTTCTGTCTGCTCGTATAGGTTCTGGAAGTCCCCGACTATCCGGAAGATGCCGAAGACGATCAGCGCGATGACCAGCGCCTGGGCGATTAAGGTTTTGTTTTCGTTGTCCACGGTTGGTCCTCCGGGATCGGATGCGTTGGTTTCGTTGTTGGGTGTCGATGCCGGAATCCCGGCATCGCAGCAGAATCAATGACTTACGATCGAATTAGCTGGCGGGCAGGCCGGCCTGCAAGGTGTGCGGTTAAGGGGAAGGGTTAGGGGTTGAGGCCGGCGGAGTTCAGAATTGCAATGGCCTCGTGGTTCACGTCAGATCCATCCGCAACGACGCTGCTGATGGAGATTCGCGCACAGCCGAACTGATCATCTTCCCGTACAAAGCCAAGGCTGTTGAACAGGTAGAGCGCCTTCTGTACACCGGATACATCCTGATGCGGGCCATCCTTCAGAGTGGGATTGCCGTGCACGTCCAGCTTCACAAGCCAGTATTGGTCACTCATGCTCCTTCTCCTCGCCGAGCAGGGCGCGGAGTTCGTTGCGAACTACGACGTAATCAGCATGCGAAAGCAATGGCTCACACAGCCTGCGCAACAGCCCCTCGCTGACCGTCAGGCCGTTGAGGCGCGCAAGTTCGTCGAGGCAAGCGTTCCATCCACTATTACGATTTAGCCCTGGGACTCCGGCATTTAGGAGTTTTCGCTCCGGCACAACCACCACCCTTGCGCGCAGTTCCGCTAGTTCAGCGCGAAGTTCCTCGATCTCCATCTCCATGCCGCCGCACTGCTGGCGAGCAGCATCCCCCTTTGCCGCTGCGTCCTCAGCCATGGCCAGCTTGGCAGCTAGGGCGTCGTAGTCGGAGGCTAGGATGAACTGATAGTGCTTGTAGTAGTTGTCGATGAACGCCTCGAAGTGATACCGCTTCACCTCACTCATGACCTACCTCCTTGACGATTCCTCGCATGAAATCTTCGGTTCGCGGTGGCAGCGACTCATGGCGATGCTTGCGGAGTCGTCCAGTCGGGCTGTTGAGTTTCTCTGCTACGGCATAAGCTTGCGCCTGGCGTTCAGGTCTAGCACCGAGCGGACACCATACACGCCACTCCCACTTTCCAAATTCGTCTTGTTCAAGCGTCAGCTTCGGCTCGCCGCGCGGATCGCCAGATGCGAAGAGAAAAGCCATCACACCCCCTCTTTGCCGGGCGCGGCGGCGAGCAGAGCCATTAGTGCTTCAGCATCTTTTGCGTAGTTGTGGGCGTCGAGAATTCGAACCAGCCGCTCCAACTGCTCTCGCGCTACCGGCACGCTGTGCTGAGCCTGGGCTACAGGGGCGGCGTAGAGCGGTACGAAACCTTCGCGCGGACCGTTCCACAGGGAACCTGCGCTTCCTGCAATCCCAGGCTGATTCAGCCGTTCAAGGTCAGATGCACGCAGGTGAGCCACCGGCTCCTGCTTCTCCAGCTCCGCGACCCTGGCCAGGGCGGCGTCGCGCTCTGCCGTGCGGCCCGAAACCAGACCATCAAGACGAGCAATTTCCGCTTCCCGCTCCCGGATTTCGTTCTGCAAGGCTCGGTAAGTTTCCTGGCCGGAATCCATGTAATCGTTCTTGTGCTGGCGGAGTTGGGCGATCACCGCCCGCAGCTCCCCGACGATGCGGTCGTACTGGGCGACGGTCATCAGCGGCCGGCGTTCGACGGTGTAGGAGCGTTCGAACTCCTCGCCTTTCCCTGGGTGCCATAGACTCCATCCAGTTTGCGGGCCTGCGGTGACGCGGTATTGCCACGCCACCACCTCCGGCCGATCCGCCTCTGCCGGCTCAGGCTTGAGTGCTTCAGCGGGCGCTTCGTTGAACGCTTCCGCATGCGGGGCTAGGTTGAGCGGGTCGAGGTCCGACGCCGGGGAGGGTTGCGCCAGGGCGGCGTGATCAGGTGCAATTCGAGCGTGCGTGACCATCCAATCAAACACGTCCTTCATGTCATTCAGCGATACGCCAATGAACTTGCCGTCCTTCGTGCACAGGTCAAGCAGCCTCTCGCCACCCTTCATGAGCATCAGGAAATTTGGATTGAGTATGTTGGGTAGAACGGTGTTGTTCAGGTGATCATTCCAATCGCGCAGGCGCTCGATCTCGTCAGCGGCCTCCTCCTGGTGGCCAGGAAGTGCCTCACCTTTACGCAAAAGACTGATCAAATGTCGGTCATACTCTTGTGAGACTGGCGATGGAACCTCCTGTGCGCCCTCTGCCTGGAAGTCGCGCTCATCCCCGCCTGCCTGCTCTACCGCAGGATGTGCCGGACAGGGATGGCGGAGGGGGCCGTCGCCGGAAGGGCAGGTGCAAATATCTTTCGGGGGCAGTGCAGCGTCACAGTTCTGGCACATGCCGGAGCCGGCAATGAACCCTGCGTCGTAGCTGTCGGCTGGGTACTCGTCGCCGCAAGGGCAGCGCACATCGGTCAATTCGTTGCTCACAATCCCTTCTCCTGCCGCTCAATAGCGGCGATGAATTCGACAATCTCTGTGCTGAGGTCCATGGCGCCAATGCTGTTGTGGACCCCGACGTATTTGTTGGCCTTCTTGAGCAGGAGCATTGCGGTTGGAAGAAGTCCAGAACCGCACTTGCCCTTGCACAAGGCATCGATCTTCCGCATCTCGGCTGATTCGCAGAGTCCGCTATTCATGCTGCTACCCTCGGGGCTATGCCCATGTCTCTGTCGTGATGTCCTGCGAGCCACAGCGACCGCTCATAGAGCATGTGCAGTCCGTAGGGGCAGGCTTGAAGACGCTCGCCGCGATCCCTGGCTTCGGTGCCTTCGCGGTATTCGTCCGTAGATTCGGGGAACTCAAGCCGCTTGCTTTGCATTTGCTGCTCGCCTCCGCGCGTTTTCACATGCCTTGCATTCGCTGCAATGGCCGTCCTTCTTGCTCGGGTTCGAGTAGTACTCAGATAGAGGCTTGACGGTCTTGCATTTCGAACACGGCTTCTCGCCGTTTATGAGCGTCGATTTCCCGTGGCCGGATGCCCTCCACTTGTCGAACTCGGAGCGGGTGGAGAAGTAAGTGCGAAGCAGGCGCTGTACCGTGTGATCGCTTACCCCCATGGCTGGGCCGATCTCCCATCGCCCGCAATCCAGGATCACCAGGTCTTCGAGCATCTGGCAGTATTCGATGTCCTTTGCCGTGCGTTTTGCCTGAACACGTCTCTGCTGTTCTCGCTCCATTCCGGTAGACGCTCCGGTAATGCGGCTATTGAACGTGACCGGCTGATTTGAAGAGACGCCCGCAGGGATCGTCGTGATGACCCCTCCCGCTGCCAGGTACTCAGCAACGGCGTCTTGAATGTCATCGTGAGTCAGCGCATGGGCAACCGGCTCTTGCACGCCGCACCACGCATCAGCGCCGATCCTCAGGTCGCTTAGAATCTCGGGAATGTCGGTTTCCATGGCTTTCTCCGGGCAAAATAAAAGGCCCTTAAGAGGGCCTTTAATTGCGCGTAACTTGTTGATTTAGAATGGAATATCGTCGTCGAAGCTGTCGTTAGCCTGAGCTTGTCGGGGGGCGCTCTGCTGTTGCTCCTTCTCTTTCGGCTCGAACAGCGCAAGCCATACCGCGCCATCGTCAGATCGCTGCGGGCAACCTGCCGGGTTAAAGCAGGCATCGAGTTTCAGCCGGTACCCTTTCTGCGTGCTGACGATCACGCCAACCTTGCGGTTCAGGTACTTGACCTGGCCGTCTTTCTCGTACTGCCCAACGGTTGCCACAACATCGTATTTCACGCTCATGCTGCTTTCCTCATGCGCTCTCGCATCTGATGTTCAAGCTCTGCCAACTCTTCCAGGAACGCTTTAACTTCGGACTCCATCTCGCGAATGCGTTCCTCGTCGCGGTGGTAGCGGAAGCACACGTACTGCAATTCATCAGGCAGGCGGTCGTCGAAGCTCACGAAGTCGACCCACTCGCGGCCGCTGCATGACATTTGGGCGAGCATCTGCCACTCGTACTGTGGGTCGTGCTTGCCCGACTGCATCGTGTAGATGTGGGTTGCGGTAGACGGGCATTTAATCTCGACGAGCCCATGCTCCCCCGCGAGGCCATCTGGCGACGCGGCAAATCCATCGATTCGCGGATGGATGATCAGGCCTGTTTCGATCGTCATTACGCCTGCATTGAACTCGTAGGCCGAGCGAGCAATCGGCTCCAGGTCGGTGCCACGCTGCATTGCGGCGCTGGTGAATCCTTCCTCGCGCTTGCCGGTCAAGCGCTCGCACAGGAGCTGCATCATGTAGTTCTGACGGGTAGCAGAAGGGGCGCCACTGCGCCCCTTTGCCATCACATCCTTGATCTTGCTGGCAGTCACCCGCCCCAGGCGCTGTGCGAACCATTCATCACTACGCTGCTCGATCATCGCCGGTCTCCTCGAATTCAACGTCGATAGGTGCCTCCAGCAGTTCTTTCTTCCGCTGGTCCTTGGCCGCCGTAAGCTGGTCGCGCGCGCCCTTTGTTTTGTAGGCTTTCCAGGCATTGCTGAATGCTGCCTGCAAGTCTTCCATTGTTGGGGAGTCCTTGATCAGGCATACCGCCTCGCTGACGTCCTCGTACTGTTCTGCGGGAGTGACGTCTCGTTCAACGATCCGCTCGGCCTCGTCCTGGTCGTATATGCCGGCGAACCCGAACGCGAGGCGTGCGCACTGGATCATTGCCTTGTGGCGAAGCATCCGGCGCGGATGGGACTGCCAAGGCTGGGTGTTCCGCTTGCACTCGGCCATGTACTCAGTCGCGCTGATGGCATGGCTGCGGTCCTTCCGATAGATCTTGCAGGTGCATTCGGTTCCCTGCTGGTCCATTGAGAATTCCATGCCATCGAACTGTGGGTTCTCGTTGATGATCCGAGCCCAGCCATCCACACCAACAACCGGCACGATGCCGTTGTTCTTGTCGGGGAATGCGTACAACTCCTTGGTGAAGGGGTTCAGCTTGTACTGGTCTGCCACGATCAGCAGGGCGACCATCTGCGAATCATTGACCTGGCCCTTGAAACAGGTCTGCTTGAGCGTGTTCGCCACTTCTTCAGGCGTGGTACCCATCTCGTAGCGCGTGGCGAACTTCGTCAGGAGCGGTGTTAGTGCAGTTCCCATGTGAACCTCAATAGTTGATCGTGATGTGAGGAACCTTGCGCTGAGCGATCAGGGTGATCGCCTGCTTGGCGCATTCCTCGGGCATGCCGCCGGCGATAAGAGCCGCCAACGCATCGTTGTTGATGGCTTTCTTGTGCGCCTTGTCGGCTTCGCGTGCAGCAGCCTCGCGTTCGATGCGGGCCTGCTCATCGGCCTGCCGTTTGCGTTCTGCCGCTGCGGCTTCTTCAGCGCGACGTTGCGCATCACGCTCTGCTTGTTCTGCGCGCTGCTTGGCTTCAATGGCTTCGCGTTCGGCGCGCTCGGCGGCAAGCTTAAGTTCAAGTTCGCGGCGCTCTGCTGCGGCCTGTGCTTCGGCTTCACGGCGTACTGCGGCGTCGCGTTCTGCCTGGGCCTTGGCCTCTTCCTGACGCCGTGCCTGCTCTGCTGCTTCGCGGGCAATGCGCTCCTCGCGCTCTTTCTGCTCGCGTGCTGCTGCTTCGGCGCGCAGTCGCTCCAGTTCGGCCTGCTCGGCTTCATACTTCTCGCGTGCAACGAGGGCTTCGCGCAGCGCGACCAGGGCCTTGTCCTTGGTACGGGCGGCCTCGGTTTCGAACTCTTCCCAGTCCTCGCCAATCAAGAGGCCTTCCAGCCACTCAATGTTGGCTTTCAACTCGGTCGAATCTAGGTCGCGGCATTCCAGGCGCAGGTTGATCTGATCGATGCCGGCCTGGTGCTTGGCCTTGCGCATTTCCTCGCGCTGCTCCCACTCAGTTAGGGGCTGGCGTACCTCTGCCTGCCAGGAGTCCAGCAGGTCACGCATGCGCTTGCGCTCGGCATCGACCTTCTTCGGCACTTCCTTCAGGTCGGCGACCAGTTCCTTTCCTACGTTGTCCAGCGCCGTCTTCGAGCGGGCGACCTTGTAGGCGATGGAGGCGATGGCCTCTCTGCCCTTGCGGGTAGTGACGTCTGGCACGAAGCCGTCGATCTCTTCGCGAATCTTGGCCAGGAACGGGTCAAGGCCATTGACGGCCGAGTAGACTTGGAGGGCGGTTTCTTTGGCCGGCACTTCGACCAGTTGGGTTTCTGCGGACATGAGTGATCCTCGCCGCGCATGCGCAGCCAATGAAGGGAGGGGTTAGAAGGGAAAGGCGCTTACGGCGCCACTCGGCAGCGTCACCCCTGCGGGATGAATAGCGTTGCGCTAGAAGCCGCTGCTGCGGGTGTTTTCTTCATGCCGTCCACCGCCCGCTGGGGAAGCCGCAGTTATCCGGATTACCGGCCTGCTGCGGACAGGTGCGTAGCTGGTTGTTCTGCGGTGACTTCGCCAGTGATTGCACCGCCGAGTTCGATTGCCTTGAACACGATCAGGATCGCAACCATCGCGCCTAGCAGGGTGCGCTTGGTGTAGAGCATGATTCGCTTGAGGTGGTGGTTCATGGCGTAACCATCCCCACGAATGCCCAGGCGAAAGCGCCGATACCGCCCACAAAAAAGCCGCCGAAGATCAGGACTTGGGCGGCCTTGGTCAGGTCTATGGTGATGGTCATGGCGTGCGGTCCATGGCTGGCTTGATGCCGTCAATCGCTGCGCGTATGTCGCGGTATGGGCCATCGATCATCCAGCGATTTCCTTCGTGGATGCCTTCAAATCCATAGGCCTCACAAAGAGCGTCGAGCTTGTTCAATCGCTCTACATCAGCCTCAGCAGCGCGCAGGCGGGCGATCAGTCCGCGCAGTTCTCCCATGGTGATTGCTGAATCTTCGTCGCCGAGGAAGGCGGGATGCTGCGAATACCCTTCCAACTCCTCCAACTGCTCATCACTGATAGGGGTTGTCATTTCCCTTCCTCCTGGCGGCGGTAGCCGGCGTCAAATAGCGCGTAAAGCGTAGGGTACTGATATGGAACTCCTTGAATTGACATAGCCATATCACCGACTGCCTTCTCCCGCTCCTCGGCGGCGATCTGCTCGGGAGTGCGGATGCGCCTGAAGTTTTCCGGGTTTCCGACGATGAATGAGTCGCCGTCCTCGGGCTGTAACCACGCATCGCCATTGGCGTAGGCCAGCACGGTTACGCGCCTCCACTCGTGATCCAAGCCGGATTTCCATTCCACCAGCAGGCCGGTTGGCGGCAGGCCCTGGCCGTCCCAGGCCTCTTGCGGTCTAGCCTCGAATGTCGCCTCACGCTCTGCGGATACATCACCCCCGTACTTCCATTCTGCACCTAGCCCCCAAAAGAACCAGCCATTCCCTTCTTTCTTCATCCATCCTTCATTGAACTCAGGTCCACTCGGCTCCCAATGAGTCGCACCCTCCGGTGCCGTGTTCCAGTCAATGCTCATGCTCGCCTCTCCCTAACCAGTCGTTCAGCGTTCTCGATCAGCGTTTCTTCGAATGCGCGGAACCAGATGCGTTGTGCCAGTTCCAGGTCGCCTCGGCGCACTGCAAGCAGTAGCTGCGTCATCGGGCACTCTTTGCCGTCTACCTCGGCGAGCCACTCGGGCACGAATCCAGCAAAGCCGTAAACCGTGAACTCCGGCCCGATAAAGGGCCTCTCTTTCCGGTCATGGAACGGCACGCAATCACCGTCCTCGCAGTTCAGCAGCTTCCCGACTTGCTCAGTGACATACTCGCGGTCGCCGTCATCGTCGGGCGGTAGCGCGTTGTCCCAGCGCTCCTGGGCGTATTTCAATGCGGTGTTCATGTCTCACCTCGCGTTCGCGTGCATGCGGCAGCGTCCTGTCTTGCTGTCGTCATACAGGCGATTGAAAGTGAAAGCCCGGCAACGTCTACGCCGGGCTTTCTGATTGGCGTGTTGTTTTTGGCGGGAAGCGATGCACCGGATTGCATTTGGCTCCCCGGTGGTACATCGCCCTAACCAATGCCGACGGATCGGCCCCTCAGCGGTTCGGGTACGCCATTCAGGTTGCGCCGATTCCGGCAGCGCAAATGAAAGCGTGATCCCGATCAGGATGATCAGAAGCATGTCGATTCCTTGGCGAAAAAATGCCCGGACTTGACGGGCTAAGAGGGGTAGGGTGGGGATGGCCGGACTCTCACCGGCGGCTTAATTGGTCACTACCAATAAGCTATTACCGCTATTCGCATGCGATACTCATCCCCATTGAAGGGTGGCGTCCTTGCCGGGAGTCAGTCTTTGCTCTTCTCGCGCACAACAATCTCGTGTGTCGCCAGACAGTCTCTACAGAGAGCAGCCATGTCGCCGCAGTAGTCGAGCTTGCAGTTGGTGCCGAGCATCATTTCTTCAGCCTTGATGGGATACCCCCACGAGTCGTTGCCGTTCTTGTCTGGCCGCTCGTAGTTCAGGTTCGCGTCGTAGAAGCACTTTCTCCCACATACGTCGCACGAGTAGTAGTCACCGGCTGCCATATCTCGCCTCCAATGTGTGTATGCGCCAGGGCGCGTTAGGCGGTTGCCTTGGCGATTGCGGCTCTTGCTGCTTCCCAAAGCTCTGGTGTGGTTTGCTTGCACTCAACCAGAGCTACTAGAGCATCCAGAAGTTCAGGCGCTGCGTCTTGGATCCTTTTCAGCCTTTTATTCTCTTCCTCTCTCTGTTTTCTAGACTGGATGAAATCTAGAGCTTCCTGCTCTGTATCAAAGAAGTCGTGATAACGACTGATCTTTGACTCGCGACTTTTATTGGACTTTATATAGAAGTGATTTGTCTCTTTCACGAATTCGCAGAGCCGCGGGTTGTCACCCAAATAACTTACCATCCATTTAACGATGCTCATTCTGTCCTCCTGCCTGTCAGGCGTCTTGCTGTTGAATAGGAAGACGCTTCAGACGGATCGGCAAAAACATCGTCAGAAGCAGAAATCCCCACATTGCTGCGAACTCGCCAAGTGATGGCATGGATTCCTCTCTTGCCGTATCAGGGCAAATGGAGCGAACGCCGGGCGCTTCCCCGGATGCGTCAGGTCTGGCTGCGCTAGCCCCTAGACTCGTTCGCTGTTCGATGGCAGCTCACTCGTCGAATTCGACGAACTCGCCCTCGGCATTCAACTGGTACCAGGTGTCCGGCTCTACGCCGTTCTCCCCGACCTTGCTGGCGCGGATATGGATTAGGCGCCCCTCGTCGTCACGATGACATAGGACGATGGCGCTACCAGCAGATGCGCGAGCGCGGCCTTCGATGCCCAGGGATGCGGCGACGGACTCCTTGCCGCTGACCTCGGCTGCCGATTGGTAGCCGGTGTTCGACGCTGCCGAGTAGTCGCCGGTGTTCGACGCTGCCGAGCGGTTGCCGGTGTTCGACGCTGCCGAGCGGTTGCCGGTGTTCGACGCTGCCGAGCGGTTGCCGGTGTTCGACGCTGCCGAGCGGTTGCCGGTGTTCGACGCTGCCGAGCGGTTGCCGGTGTTCGACGCTGCCGAGTGGTTGCCGGTGTTCGACGCTGCCGAGTGGTAGCCGGTGTTCGACGCTGCCGAGTGGTCGCCGGTGTTCGACGCTGC